ATCTTTAATAGATACAGTAGCAGATATGTTATGTGTGTTCTTACCATTGCCATGACCTGGCTTAACCCACATTTCAGATACAAATTTAACACGCTCAAGAAGTTCAATCGGGTGCTCTGTTCTAATTACAGATCCTTCAGGCGCTTTCTGAGGTATTGATATTACAGCAGTATCATGAGGTCTGAAGTATTCATCTTCAATTAATTCAGGGTGGTTATCAGCAAGGAACTTGTACATTGACTCGTTCTTACCTACACGTATTCTTCTTACATAATAATCATTATGCCAAGCGTGAATACCAGATGACGTTCCTAGCGTCAATGATGTAGTCCCTGCTGGTTTAACCGTTGTTGATCTAGCTGATGGATTAATGCCGATTAATTTTGCAACACGTTTATTTTCTGCTTTAACAAGCAATGCTGCTTTATCCATGTCTAATTTCAATACTTTACCTGATCCAATGCCTGTAATAGAAACGCCGATTAAAGCATCTTTTTCAGTTGTCTCTCTCCATATATCTCTAAGATAATGAAAGCTCGTGTATGATGCTTGTATTGTGCCTATAAGAGCTGCATTGGTCACACGCCTATCAAACTCTTCTTGAGTATCTAAGTCTGATCCATTAACTTCACATAAGTTACAGAATTGATATGGCCTAAGTGCAATCTCACAGCACGGATTAGTACCCCAATCTTTATCATTGCTTAAGTAAAATCCGGGTTCACCAGAGCCAGATAGCTCAATACGTTTCCATAGATCCATAAAGTAACCTTTGGTTAGCTTATCTCTCATTAGTACAGCTGAATTGTTAGCCCTGCCACGTTGCGGATTTTGTTCCCACCAATCACCAGACTTACATGCGATCATTGCAATATCATCTGACGAAAATAAAGATATTAAAGCCGCTCTTCTAATGCCTCCTGCTAAAACTGAATCAGCAATGTGGCATATAACATCGTGAGCTTGCACTGTACTTAAGTAATCACCATCTTTTAAAGAATCCATAATACCTGTTATTTTCACTATAGCTTCTTTAAGCGGCTGAGGTCCGGGCGCTTTACCGCCTGATGTTATTAACCTGGCTCCTTTAGGTCGTATGTCAGAATAATCAAACTCAATTTTTGAGCTACGTTTGTTGCCTAGATATGATTTCATTAATATTTTAATTGCATCTGCCCAGCCTTCAATTGAATCCATAACTAAAAATCTTCTTGTGCGTTTTTCAAATGGCACAGTTACAGACGGCAGCTTAGCTACATGGTGCTGTTGTACTGAATAACCTACGCCTGTACCACCCAATAATAAAAACATTGTTTCGCTAAAGGCGGCTACAGATTCTACTGGTAAGTAAGCACAATTGTATACCCTGTTAGGAGATATTTCGATAGGTTTACCGCCAAATTGTAGGCTACGCATACTTGGTAATATATTTTTGCTATACACATCTTCATACGCTAATCTTATTTCTTTTTCTAAGTTTGGAAATTTCTTTATATGCATTGATTCATTTCTAAAAACAAGTTGATCCCATGTTTCTCGCCGTTTTGTTTCTGGTATATACTTTGCGTATTTCATAAATACCGTTATGTCACTTAATATTCTGTTTGATTTGTTCATTTATAATACTCTAATTTTAAATTCATCTTGTTTTTTAACTAATTCCTTCCACGAGATTCTACCTCTATTGCTCCAGGACCATTTAACCCATTTGGCTATCTGTCTTTCTGCATAAGCTTTGCGTGCTAGTCGTTTCTTATTTCCTACCATCTAATATAAGTTTAATCATTAATGCTACATCTTTTTGGTTTTGAGGTTTGTAAAGTGTTCGTGTCTCGCCGTTGCTTACACACCAGCGTTTGAACAATTTCCACCTAAGCGGAAACTGCTCGTTAGCTCTTCCTTTGCATTCTATTATATAATCCTTACCTGTAAAGTCAGGAGTATATTTAATACCTAGTATCTTCTTTTGTCCTCTATCTTTCATTTCACCTTTGCCATTCGATTGTTTTTCAAATGATATGTTGGGGAAACGAAAACCTTCTAAGGTTTGAAAGATTTCTTCTTCATACTTTTCAAATAACCCAGATTTTTTAAGGGCTAGATACGTATGTTTCTCAAGACCTGATCGAAAATCGATCCCATCGGCACTAGCTTTTTTAGCACGAACGGGACCTTTCTTTTTACTCCCACGTTTAAAGCGTTTCATTTTTTACAAATGATCCGTTAATCATAGAGCCCTTACGTTTGCTTATAACATCATAAGCACTAGCAATACAATCTTCTATATTGTGCCCTGCTAAATGAGCTAGGTTTGTTAGTACAACAACAATATCACCTATTGCATCGACAATCTCAGGCTCATCTGCTTTAATGATTGCTCTTGCAAGTTCACCAGCTTCTTCTTGCATTTTTATGAATTGTGTTTTGATATCTCCTTCTTCATATAAACCACGCTCATTAGCCCATTCACGTATTGCAGGAAATATACATTGGTCGCAGCTAGTTTCAGGCTTAACAAGATCATATACAACTTCCATATCAATTGCATTCTTTATTGGGTCAAACTTCATTGCTTTAGTTAAAGCTTTATTATATACATAACATCGATTGTTGTTGTACATAGATGTTCTAGCATTTTCTTTGCACCATTTGATAAGATCATCCGCAACAATAAATACTGTTCCATCGTGCAAAGTGATATGTCTGCCTCTATTGTCCATAAGATATGATTCCAATTCTCTTGCATAACAAGGGAACGTTGTAGTCATATCTGTAATGTTAATTTTAAATTTACTCATAGGTTTTTGTTTATTCATTAAATCTTTATAGCTTTGTCTATCTATTGGATATTGTAATTTTTGTTGGTATTCTAATTCTTTTTTAGAAGCTGCCTCCATGTCGCGAGACACATATAGCAATTCTACTTCGTGAGGATCATATCCTTGTTGCTCAAAGACTCTGTCTCCTAAATCTTTTGTCATGCCTACCTTAATTCCGGGTACATGATAAACGTAATACATTGGTTTACTCATAGGGTTTTGTTTTATTTGCCTACGCTCAATGGCGCTTTTATTATAGGCTGCGGGTTATAATTATTTAATCTTATTTCATTTAACTCAGGTAAATGTAATAGATTTTTTGAATCTATAAATATACCATAGTCTAATTCTAATTTAGCACACTCAGGGTTGGAATATCTTGATAAAAATGTTTCAGCTTGCTCCATGTGATTATTGTACAGATGACAATCTCCTAAGCTACCAATTAACTTACCTGGTTTTAATCCTGCTCCTTTAGCTAGTAACTCTAGCAATAGTCCATACATTGCAATGTCGTAGGGTAATCCTAAAAACACATCAGCAGATCGTTGCTGCCACATTAAGTCTAACTTGCCGTCATTAACATTCACTTGAAAGCTATAATGACAAGGAGGTAAAGCCATCTGCGGTATATCAATAGGATTCCACGCATTAACCATTAGTCTTCTTGAATAAGGAGTATAGCTTAATTCATGTACTAATTGATAGAACTGATCGATACCTTCAAAGTCGCGCCATTGCTTGCCATATACCGGGCCTAGTGTTTCATCTGTTCTCTTCGATCTTTCATAGTCTGGCCTCCAATAATTTACGCCATTGTCTTCAAGATATTTTAGGTCTGTCCTACCGTTAAGAATCCATAATAATTCGGTTTTTGCTGCGTTAAAGTTAATGCGCTTGCCATTAAGTATGGGGAATCCAAAACGCATATCATGTTCAATAAGCTTTCCGAAGAGTGACCTAGTTCCAGTTCCTGTACGATCTTTTTTATTTCTTCCTCCATTATATATAGCTGAAACAATTTCTCTGTACTCATCTTGTATATTATTCATTGTTTAATACTGATTTAATTTTTTCAACATAATTAGCTGCATCTAACAGCTCCTCTTGCAAATGCTGTAGCCAAGTTAATAAACTTGAATTGTCGCCATCTAAAGTAACATTATACTTTTTAAAGCCAACATCTGATCTACTAACTAATTGATTAACTACCTTTTCAATTATTGGATCTCTAAACTCTATTTCTTTTTTTGTCATTTGTTATATTTTTTATAGTAATAATTATAAAACTCATACATCTTTTCCCAAATTTTATTCCTAGAATATTCTTCAGGCGATTGGTTTATGTTCTTGTTAATCTCGATTATTAGCCACCACTTTGTAGGTGTTCCTCTAATAGTAGGCTTAGGATAAATTCTTATGCCGTTCTTATTACACCACATACGTGCAGCTTCATCGTATTCATCTGAGTTATAATAACCCATCATTGATGCTTTTTTTCTAGGCATTTATTCCCAGGGCATATTCTGATCTTCAGCTGGTGTGTGAGGAATATAACACCCGCTATTTCGTTCCCAAGTGAAATGACATTCAGCTCCGTTAGTTCCTAAGTTTTGAAACTTACACTTAAGCACTTTGACTTTAACTGTATTTGCTTCATAATTTCTATGAACTAATAAGCCGTGATAACTTGCGTCATACCATTCACCACCACCTTTTATTGAATACATAGTAGGTTCTTCTATATCACCAGTCTTTTGATTCTTATACATCTTAGTTGGGTGAGCAACAACAAATACTAGCACATCGTACTTCTTAGCAAAGACTTCTATCTTCGTTAAGTAATCCATAGTATATCTATTAACATCATCAGACTCAGCGTTAATATCTCTTACTTTGTTAAACGGATCAATAACTAGGCATTTAATACCTTTTCTTTTCACTAGCTCGGCTCCTTTCTTCAAGACAGCTTCAAGTGAATAGCGCTCCATATCGATGTGATAGTAATTGTCGTTACAGTGGTCTGCAATCTGATTCCATTTGTCTGTATCAATATCTTCTTTAGCAGGCATACCTTGCCAGTGCTTACGCATTAATTTATGTGCGTGGAGAAACGTCGGTACATTTTCAGGCGAAGCATAAGCCGTTTTCCAACCATACTTTTGGTTATATCCGACAACCATTTGATCGACAAAATCACTTTTACCGGAAGAAGGTATACCAGTGACAGTAATGAACTGACCAGTGTAAGTCGAAAAAATATCATCAAAGTTATCAAGGCCGATTT